TATGGGTAGCCTGCTTGGGCGGTGGTGACTCCCGCCGGGCAGTGTGGGGGGCTGATGCCCTCCTGGCCTGTCTATAGTGCTAGAGAGTCACACGAATACGCATGGCTACAGCACTTGAGCGGCTAAAGGCAGCCGTAGCGATGAAGGCTACCCGTCGCAGCATCACGCTGCCGAACGGTGATGAGTTTGAGTTTTACTCCAAGCCTGTGACCCTTGCTCAGCGAGCAAGAGCGCAGAAGACGGCGGGGAATGATAACCCTGCTGATTTTGCGCTTCAGTTACTTGTCATGCTTGCGCAGGACGAGAACGGCCAGAAGCTATTTAGCCCTGGCGACGTGGCAGAACTTCGCAATGAGTTGCCTGCCAACGTGGTTGAAGGCTTGATGCTGCAGCTACTGCAGGATGCAGAGCCCGAGGAGAGCGACGAAGCGCTCGACCCAAAATCATCCGCAAGCAGCTCGAAAAGGACAACTTCTTAGTGCTACAGCTAGTGGTAGCCGAAAAGCTTGGCTACACGCTGGCAGAATTACAAGAGCGGGCCACAGTCGAGGAGATGTTGCTGTGGTCTGCTTTTTACGAGTACCGCAGCGATCAAGAGAAGGCCGCGATCGAGAAGGCCCGTCGGCGTCGGTAGGCTGGTGACAGCGCTGCGCAGGGAACTTGGCGACTACTTACGGGGTCGATCTCAAGTTCTCTGCCAATACGCGGGAACTCGACGCCGCGATGGCGCGGGTCAACAGCTTTGACGGTGCCGCGAAGAAGCTGCAGTCCACGGTCAATAACACCCGTCTGGATGCGCTGAACCGCGCGGTGGGTGCATTGCCTGGTGGGGCTGGTGCTGCTGCCAATGGGATGCTGGGCCTGGCGAGCCGGATCAAGGAAGTCCGTGATCAGTCAAAGGCTGCTGCCGCTGAAGTGGTGGCACTGCAGGCAGCGATCAACGCGAAGAAGATTCAGCTAGGTGCCAAGGGCGGCATTGGCGGTGAAAGCCTGAAGCGTGACATTGCCGCGATGGAGTCAGCCCTGGCCAGCTCGGGTAGCTCCGGCGCTGGGATGGCTGCGGGCCTTGGCCTAGCGGCTGGCGCCACCGTGGCCTTAGGGGCAGCTGCTGTGGCGGTGGCAGTGCCGATGGTCAAGTTCACCAATGAGGTGGATCGCAACCGGCAACAGCTGACCCTATTCACCAAAGATCTCAAGGTCACCAACGAGATCATCGGCAGCCTGCAGAAGACGGCTGACGCAACAAGTCTCGGGCTACCTGGCCTGCTTGAAGCCACAAAGGTGATGAGCGCCTATGGCATTGAGGCTCGCAACGCAGGCGCGGCCACCAAAATGCTGGGCGACCTGGCACTGGGCGATAACGAGAAGCTGCAGCGCTTTGCTGTCAATTTTGCGCAGATTGCCAGCCTGGGCCGTGCTTACACGGTGGACCTAAAGCAGTTCGGCATGGCCGGCATCCCGATCTTTGACGCCTTGTCAAAGGTCACCGGCAAGAGCACTGCCGAGATCATGAAGATGGCCGAGGAGGGGAAGGTCACCTATCCCTTGGTCGTCAAGGCGTTGCAGGAGCTGACGAAAGAGGGCGCGTCGTTCTATGACGGCGCAGCGCGTGGCGGCACGGATCTTGACCGTTCGCTGAACCAACTAACTGGCAGCTGGGAGAAGCTGAGCCAGATTGTTGGTACGGCGTTGTCGCCTGCACTGGTATCAGTAATCAACGGCATCAAGGATGCGTTAGACGGTCTGCTGTCTGCCATTGAAGGTATTGGCGCTGCTACCAAGGCTGTAGCAGAAGGTCCTGTCGGGAAGTTTGTCAGTTCTTGGCTTAATGGTTTAAAGCAGATTGTTGACTTCATCAAAGAGAACCCAGCTTTGGCGGCTGTGATTCCAGGAGTGGGCGGGGCAATCTCTGGCGCACTGGGGCTGCAGAAGTTTGGGCGTGATGCAGGCAAAGAGAAACCTGGCAGTAAGAAGGACGATGCAGCAGAACGCGCCAAGCTGGCTGCGGACGCACAAGCGAAGGCGCAGCGTGATGCACAGGACCAGCTAGCAAAACTGCGCAAAAGCGAAGCGGAGAAGCTGGCAAAGATCGAGCTGGATAAGTCGCGCAGCTTGGCTGATGCGCGGCTGGGTTACGAACAGCAGCTATCTGATTTCCGTGTCAGCCAGTTGCAGAAGATTGCTGACATGGAGCGGACGCTGCTGGATGAGCGCCGCGCTGCTGAGTTCAAGCTGGCGCAGACGCAGGCTGATGTGGCGAGCGGTCGCCGTGTCGGTGACCTGTCCAGTCAGATCCTGAGCGGGAAGGCTGCTGGCAAGGACACGACACAACTGGAAGGGGCTAGGGCGGCCGAGGAGTTGATGAACAAGTCGGCGCGGCAGCGTGCTGAAATTCAGTTCAGCTCGACAACGCGCACGATTGAACTGGAGCGCCGGCTGACGGATTTCAAGCGTGAAGCGCAGCGTGCATTGGGGCAGATGCAACTGGGCTACACGCGACAAGTGGATGACATCTTGCGCAAGTCGGGCATTGCGTTGTCGGACGAGATGGTCAAGGGCGCCAAGGCGGCAAAGGAGATCCTGGAGTCGGTGCAGATGCCAACGCCAGACGGTGGTAGTGGTGGTAGTGGTGGCGGTGGATCCGTCAGCGTTGCCACTGGGGCATTCGCGCCGTTGAGCAAGTTGATCGGCGGCCATGAAAGCTATGGCGGCAACTACGGGGCCTTCAACCGCGGCGGGTCCAACAACGGTCACACCGCCCACGGCAGCGGCATCGACCCCAATCTGACCAATATGACGCTGGCTGAGATCCAGCGTCGGCAGCTGGCACCAGGTGTGCCGAAGAATCAGCAGCTACATGCTGTTGGCAAGTATCAGATCATTGGTGGCACGTTACGCGGCCTGTTGAACGGGAGCTACGGCAACACTGGCGTCAAGTCAACCGACAAGTTCACGCCCGAAATACAGGAACGCCTGGGTGCTGCATTAGCGCAGAACCGAATTGTCCCTGGCAATGTGAATGCTTCGATGCGCGGGTTGCGCAGCGAGTGGATCGGCCTGCAGTATGCGCCAGACAAGCAGTTGCGCGCAGCGGTAGAGGCAATGATGAGTGGCCGCGGAGGGGCGGCCAACAACATCGTGCCCACAGCGCCAAGGCTTCCTGCGCCGACTGGCGCAATGCCATCAGCCGCAGGCATTCCGACCACATCGCCTGGCCTGGAGGCCGCCAACGACAGCCTGAAAAGGCTGGAGGCTGACCAGAAACGGCTTGACCTGCTGCGTCAAGAGCAGGAGTTGACGCAGGGCTTGTCGGACAAGTTGACCACGATCATTGGCGATCGCAATGCCGAGCTGAAGTCAGCGCAGGATCGGAACAGGCTGGAGCAGCAGACACTTGAGCTGATGCGCGGCGGCGTCAGCCCTGAGCTGGCTAAGCAGCTGGCTACAAATCAGCAGTTTGTAGAGAACTCCACCAAGCAGCTGGAAAGTCAGCGGGCCACGCTGGAGGCGGCGGTCAAAGAGAAGGACATCACCGAAGAGACGCGGAAGGAGCGGCAAAAGTTGCTTGACCTGCTGAATAGCCAGATTGGTGCGCAGCCTCAGCTGCTCAGCGGCCTCAATCAAGAAGCACAGCAGACGCAAGCACTGACTGATCAACGTGCCGCGATGGATCAAGCCAAGTCTGATGCGCAGGGCATTAGTAGCACCATTACCGGCGGCCTTAAGGATGCAATCAAGGCGGCAATCACTGGTGGTGATGTAAAAGCAGCGCTCAGCAACATGCTGGGCAGCCTTGGTGATCGGCTGCTTGATATGGCGTTCAGGCCCTTGGAGCAGATGTTGACTCAAGGTCTGACCAACATGCTGACACCAGCGGCGAATCAGCAAGTGCAAGCAGCGTTCATCATGCAAACTGCCAGCACGCAGATGATTACAGCGGCCAATACTTATGCAGCGGCAATGGCGGCAGGAGCTGCTGGCGGAGGTGGCGGGTTCAGCCCGTTGAGTTTGATCGGTCCACTGCTTGGTGTTGCTGGTGCTGGGTTCGGTGGTGGTGCATTCGGTGCAGGGTTTAACCCTCTGAGCACCGGCAATCTGTTCCCCGGGGGAATCTTTGAAGGCGGCGGCTACACCGGTAACGCACCGCGTGCTGGTGGCCTGGATGGGAAGGGGGGCTTCCCAGCCCTGCTCCATCCCAATGAGACGGTGGTTGACCATCGCTCTAGCGCGGCACGCTCTGCCTTGAATGGAGGCGGCAGTGGTGGCGGCGCCCCTTCACTGACGCTGAATGTAACCGCAACGCAGATTGCAGATGATCGCTGGGTGAAGGTGGACGACCTTGATGCAGCGATGAGTAAGGCAGCGCGGCAGGGTGCTGCCATGGGCGAACGCCGCACACTGGACCGCCTGCGCCAGTCACCTAAGACTAGAAAGGCGATTGGGATCTAAGCATGAGCACCTTTCCCTCCATTGTTCCTAGCGGGCGCAGCTATAGCCCCGGCCAGCTACCTGTCAGGAGCTACAAGACCCTGGGCGGCGCTATCTGGAAGCGCAGCTTCAGCAACACCCGTTCCGGTCACGGTCTCAGCTTGGACTTTGAGAACATCACCGACGCGGAGGTCGAGCAGATCGTCGCTCACTACGAAGATCGCGGCGGCAGCTTTTATCGCTTCACCCTGCCTGCTGCCCTGTTCGCTGGGATGAGCAGCGGACTTATTGGCAGATTGCAGGCACCGCCCAATATCCAGTGGGCCTATGCCGGTGAGCCGCAGATTACGTCTGTGTTCCCTGGGCGTAGCACCGTCAAGGTGGAGCTGATCGGCGAG